GATTTAAGTAATTCAATTTTTTCTTGATCATATATTATTGATGGAGTTGTCATTGATAATTCAAAATTAGTCAATGTTTCATCTGTGTAACCTTGAGTATATAAATGTACTAATGCAATTTTATTTAATTCTGATAGTAATATTCTTTGAATTCTATCAATTGTACGAGCAAATCTAATATCTTCAGCAGCTAATGTAGCTTTACCTTCTACATCTTCATCATACCCTAAAAAGGCTTTTGGAATTTTTAATGCCGCAAATAGTTTATCACGTAAGTATTCTACATCTGTAATACCATCGTAATCTAATCCTTTTGTAGTTTCGATTTTAGTTGATGTATCATTTCCACGAACGGGGATATAAAAATCCTCCATCATGTTTTGCATATTATACTTTAAGTTATATTCACCTGTTTTTTGATCAATATAAGGAGTACGTTTCATGTTTGAAATAGTCTTCTGCATGAAAGAATCTACTTCATTTGGTGGAATTGCACCTACATTAATATAATGAATACGTTTTTCTGGGGCACGAGCAATTCTATGAATTAACATCGCATCTTCCATTAATGAATATTGTTTATATAATTTACGTGCGGGTTCTAGATATGATCTACCATAAGGTAGGTAATTAGTATCTGCTACTAATCTAAAATGTGCTACTTCGTAATTGTCAAAAAACATAGCGTGAGCATCTTCTTTAACATTTGGTCTTAAACTGTGCATCCCTGAAGATGGGTTTGTTAATCCATCAGGGCTGTAGCCAAATCTTACTTCACTTGGATTTTCAGGATTATATCCTTCTTGTCTATCAATATGGTATGCGTTATAAGGAATAACATTATAAACACCATACTTTTCAGCCACTTCTAATTTTAAGAAAAAATCACCGTACTTACACATTTGACGAACCCAACTCCATAAGTTAAATTCAATGTTTAATACATCATAAAATAAATTATATAGAATTTTTTGTACATCTTCATTAGATGATCTAATTTGAAGTACTTCACCCATATCATTTTTTAAACTAGACTCATCAGCAATAATATCTAAAGCAGAAGCAATAATAGCATCTGTATCCATTACATCATATTCTGAATATAATTGGGGTCTAAGGTATTGGTAATTTAGATTAAATTGTTGTCCGTAAAGGGATGTAGGGTTGCTATTATATATACGACTAAAACGATCAACGAGAGCATTGGTTTCAATTTTCCCATCAGATTGTATTTTACCACTATCTATTACTTTTACTTGGTTCCCACCAACGTTACGAATAATAACATCAGTTGAGAATAATCTTTGTAGCCTTGAAAATATTCCAGTATCAGCCATAATTTTTGTTTATTGTTATAAATATTACTTAATTAACCAGCTTATATCTTCTTTACCGCCATTTCCATTAGGTATGTGATAAGGGTTATCATTACCAGAGGAAAAATACCCTCCTTGATAAGCTGTCCGATTAACTGTCATATTATTTATTGTTGATTTTGTTAAATCTAATCCTCTTTGTCTAAACTTAAGTGCTGTATCTCTAACGTACATTGCAATACCAAATGACATAACTAAATCATCGTTATATCCTGTTTGTGCTTCTGCTCTACCGTTTTTCCATATAAACACTTTCATTTCTTCTAACAATCGTTTTGATTGTATTGTTACACCTTGATCTTGAACATACTCTTGAAATTTACCTATTATCATAGGACGCGTTCTAGAGGACATTGTAAAACCAGCTACCATTTTTGAATGGTCTTGATATTTATCAAAATACGAATCAACTGTTGCTTCTCCACTCTTTTGTGAATAGTAAAGGTTAGTATAGTTTCTGTCAATAGCTACCTGAATTGTAGCCCAACCAATATTAGCATTTTCAATTACTAACATTGCCTCATTATACTCAGTAGCTAAACCAACAAGTAAATGACCATATTCTTTAGTTCCAATTTGGCCTTTATATTCTGCTACCTGAACATTTGTTTCTATATCAATAACATGACATGCAGAGTAATCTTTACCATCTCCACGAGCCACATCTGCTACTACCATATAATTTCTAGAGTAGTCTGCTGCTTCCCATACCCATAGATTTTGGTCTACACCACGTCTTTCTAAAGGTTCTTTAATATGAGCCTTTTCATATAATTCTAGGTACTCACCATAGAAAACAACATCACCAGAAGATGCAAAGTCACAATCACATTCCTGGGCTGCTAGTCTAGGATCTCCTAAAAGTTCATCTTGTCTATCCCTCCATTCTTGGTCTCTTTCAGGGTGAACATCCCATGGTAATCTAATAGGTAAAAAATCGTTTTCACCTGCTTCAGCTTTTACCCATGTTTGGTGGAACCAGTTACCTGTACCATAAGGTGTAGATAATACAATTGCACCCCCACCAGTTGCTAGGGTTTGCTGTGCAGAAGCCCACGTTTCAGCAATGTTATCAATAAAGGCAGCTTCATCTACTATTAGTAATGATACTGCTTCCGATCTTGCGGCGTCGGCATTTGAAGATTTTGCTTGTATTTTTGACCCGTTTATTAACCGAAGTGATAATTTATTATTTTCAGCGGAATCTACCTGAAGCCATGAAGGTAAATTCTCCCACATAAATTGTACTTTAGTAACTAAGTTTCGGGCTGTTGCCTGTGTAGTTGCTAATGCTAATACGTTTCTATCTTTGTGAAATGTCATTAACCATAGAGAGTAACCTGCGGCTAATGTTGATATACCTAACTGTCTAGATTTTAATACAGTTGAATACTCGTGTGTTTGAAATAACTTGAGTACTTTTTCTTGAAATGGGTATAAATTAAATTGTATGCGCCCACGTTGTGGGTGTTGTATATAACAGTACTTACGCATAAAATGGACCGGATCCTTGGCACATCTTAAATACTCTTGGCGTATTACTTTTTTTAAATCTGACATTAATTTATTAGTACTGCGGCGCCAATTGCAAGTAAAATACCTGCGCCACCCGTTAACTTAGTTTTTAACTTTTGTTTCTTTAAATCCTTTTGAAGTAATTCAGTCAATTCCTTCTGTTCCATAGATTTTTGTTCTTGAGAACTAATAATCTTATTAAAGTTTTTAATTTGTGTTTCTAAGTTATTATTTAAACTAGTTTGAGTTTCTAATTTTTTATTAGTTACACTTAATAACGATCTGGTAGTAAGTAATTCAATCTCTAAACCGTCAGATTTTACTAGATCTTTTATTACTAATTTAGCAATGGGCTTAGTTAATCGAATCGTTGTGCTGTCCGTAGCGCTCTGCGAAAAACTTTTCAAGCTCATCATTACCAAAACTATCAACATTATTAATTTTCTGCTGTGTTTGTTTCTTAATGACATATATTCTTGAGTTTAATATTTTAATTTCTTTAGTATAACTAGCAATTTCAGATTTTAATGAATCTGATTCAATTACTAGGACATCATTCTTTGAATGTAAAGAATCTATCTTAGCTTCTAATGCCTCGATCTTATTATTATAACCCTCTATATAATCAGGTTCATCTTGAGTAAAAATATAACCTATTAATAGTAAAACTATAACAATTAAAGTAATTGTAAATATATTACTTGATTTTATCATATGCCTTTTTAGCCGCCTGGTATTCAGGAGTTAAATTTTTTAACATTTGTTTTGCTGCCTTTTTAGCTTTTTCACCTTCAGCATCTTTAAACATTTCTAAATGGGTATCCATTTTAGCTTTTATCCTTCTAAAATCATTAATGATCCTGTCATTTTTAGACGCTCTTTTCTGTACTTCTTTATCACCAGCAGGGGCATCAGCATCTTCATCCTCTTCCATTTTCATTTTAGACATCAAATCATTTGTTTTTGCTAATTCTTTATTTAAATCGGCTTGATTCTTTACGTCTTCAGGAGATGCTTCTTGTAAAATATCTGTAATTTGTTCCTTAATGTATTTACTTAATTCAGATCGTTTCATCAATATATAGTTTTATGATAAATATGTAATAATTTGGCTAATGCGATCTTCTGTTGATCCCTTAATCTCATGTAAGTTATTACATCGATGGCCATATCTCTGAATAAATGTGTGGATGGTAAAATCAATTATGTCTCTGAAATGTTCATTGGTTTCTCTTACACCATTATCTTCAATAGGAATTCCTTCAGGTGATATATAAAATATATAATCATATTCACCTATAAATTCCTTAGCATATTCTATAAATGCCTCTTTATCTTGATATTGAATTGAATCCGCATTTTGAGTAAATGCCATTACATCTAGTACTGTTCTATCAGTAATAATTTTTTCACTCATTAGTTCAGCACAACGCTCAGCTAAAAATACTGTTTGTCCCTTTAATGTTGAATCTGTATTTAAAGGTATACCTAAATCTCTTAAATATTTGCTCCTTTCAGTAGCAAATTTATAATCTCTAAATTGAGGTGTTTCTTTTAACGCATTTACGAGTGTTGTTTTACCTACACTCATTGTACCACATAACCCTATTTTCATTTTATAATTGTTTTAATAACCAACTTGATGATTGTACTTTTTTCCCTAAACCGTCTACCAGTTTAATATTTAAAAACTCACACGTTTCTGCTTCTGGAATTGATGTGTTGGTTTGATCACCACCATTAGCAAATACGATATTAAAACGTTTTGAAAACATAGCAAATACTTCTCCTAATGTTTTACATTGTGTTTTATCTTCATCTGATGAAATTAATGCAAAATCTACTGTGCTTAAAGCTTCTACAATCCTAAGACGTTCATCTTCTGACATAAATGCTCTTGAGCCTTTTAATTCACGTTGTAAATCACTATTGACAATTACAATTAAAATATCACCTAATGATTTAGCATTTTCAAATAACTCTAAATGGCCTTTATGTACCGGGTTAAAATAACCCGATACAACAACTGCTGTTCTTTTTTCTTTTCTCATATTAATTTCTATAATCCGACAATTTAGACTTCATTGATTGGTTTTTATAGTAAGGTAAACCTTCTCTTTGACTACGAGCTTCTTGCCACTCTTCCTTTGTCATTTTTACACCATAGAGATAATATTCTCCTTTACGAGTATTACCTTCTGGTATTAATGCGGGTCCTTCCCAATTATGCATTTTACCATCCCATGTATAGGCAATAGTACCATCAGGTTTTGATAATTTACGGCTTTGTGGAAAAGGGGTACGTTCATCTTTCGGTATCATATTATTTTTAATTAGTTTTCAAATTTATATTCTTTTTGATATTCTTCATCAAAGGATTTAAACCATGTATAATGGGGTTGGAGTATAGTTATAGCACTCTTAATTAAAATATTATTATTCCAATCCCATAATCTCCATATATCCTGAGGTCTATCTGTTAAAGCAAATTCAACCTGATAATCTTCTCTTATATCATAATTAATCAAACCTACTTTAGAATATAAGCTCCCCCATATATCTTGCAAAGCTTCACCATTTTTGTAGTTATTTCCTTCCCGGGGGGAGTAGTTAATTAAGCCCCCAAATTTATTAATTATTTTTTTTAATGTATTTGTTGAACTTATGCCTACAGAGTGGAATACATATCTATTATACGGGTTATTGGGGTAGGACCTAACTCCCATTGATAAATAACCTACATTTTCTTTACTATTATATTTATTTATTAAATAACTATCCCAGTTATCTTGAGTAAAAAAGTAATCATCCTCATTAAATATAAAGTATTCATAATTTTCTATTTCTTTTAAAGTAATATCATTCCAGGCTCCATAACTAAAACCTTTATTTTCTCTAATATTTGTTATTACTTCACTTCCATTAATATACTTAGGTGTTAATTTAAGGGCCTTATTTAAAAGGTTGTAATGTTCTGTTTCTACATTAAAGTTAAAATAAATAGTTTTTAAGTTATTTTGGTATAACCTTAAATATTCTATTTGAGTTTTTAAATAAGTAAGTCGATCTTCATTATAAATAGAGGGTCCTCTTCTTCTATCTCCAAACCAAAAATTAACTATTAAACAGGTATTATTTTTTAACATGGGTTAAATATACGACTTATTTATTGCTATTCAAAATACCTTCGGCAACATATGTCCCTTGTGCACCACTTACCGTTATGCCTCTAGCGGATAATGCATCACCTACAAAGTGCACATTAGAATAGTTTGTCAGGGCTAGGTTGGTATAATCGACAAGTGGCTCAGGACTCAAATACTTTACTTCGGGTATATATACACCCCAATCATCTTCTAATGTTGGAAATACTTTTTTCATATCATTAATAAAATCATCAATATATGAATAGTAACCTTGGAAGTTATCTCTAACTGTATCCATTTGTACTTCATCAATTTGTATTGCAGATACATCTACACCTTCAGATGTAGAAGATGGTTTACGAGATG